CCAGCTTGGGTGCCGCGATCGTCTGCGTCGAGCCGGTCGCCGACGTCTGCGTCACCGTGTCGACCGAACCACCAGCCCACAGCGCGACGTTCTCGGTCGAGACGTTGTCGGTGGTGAAGGCAAGATCGAGCGTTTGGCTGATGACGATGTTGCGGTCCTCGACATTGAGCCCGCTCAGCGATGACGTATGCGTCAGCGTATCGACCTTGGGCGACAGCGTGAACGCCGAGACGTTACCGATGAAACGGTATGCGTCGAGGCCGCCACTAGCGAGGTTCGGCGCGAAATAGAACCGGCCCTTGCCGATCGCGTACTGGTCAGGACGAGTATTGATCGGCATGGCCGGACTCCTATGCGTTCCTGCGCTGTTTACACGGCGCGAGTTTGTTGAACAAGCGAGATGACCATCGGGACATACCAGAAGGCGTACTCCGACACACCCTCTGTCGGAGGTGAAACGATGGTTGCGCCGAAGGCGATATTGTTGACCATGTTTCCAAACAAGAAGTCAGCCGTATAGACTGGCTCTCCTGTCGACTTGTCAGCGGCGATCAGACGGCCAAGGCGCTGCCGCACTGCTGCTGCCATGACGTAAGCTGGGTCGCTCGGGTTCGTGCGATCCTCGGGCGGCCAGCCTTGCACATTGAGCGTCCAGTCCTCGGCGCGTTGCGATCCCTCGAGGTCCGCCGGGCTGCCGATCACCGCGCGTGGCGCCTCAAGCACACTGATCGCGTACTTCGCTTCGGAAACGGTTTTCCGGCCACGGTAGACGGCGGTTGGCGTGAACTGCAGAGCGTGGTCGCCCGTCAGGTCCGTGTACGAGAAATCGTACGGCTGCGCGAGCATGGCCGACAGCTTCTGCATGATAATGAGTTTATCGAGACGCACGGGACAACCTGAAGAACTGACGGAAGAACTCGCCGGTCACCAGCGACAGCACCTGCGGGGCAACCTCGCCAGACGTGTTGCGGAACACCTGATCGACGGACGGCCCGTAGAGCAGGTACAACCCTTTGTCGAGTTGCAGCGCCTTGCTGCTGCCCTCTAACGTTTCACCCGGCTTCAGCCGGATCGCGAGCCCCAGGTTGAAGTTGTCGTTGCTGATCGACGCACCTTGGCGCAGACGTACGAGGAACGCTCGTTTGAGCACGCGTTGATGACCACGCTTGACCTCGACCCGGATATTGCCGCGCACGCCCGGCTGCGGGTTACGCACGAACCGGGCGAGCGACGTCGGACGAAAGCGGCCAGTGATCGTCGTCGCCAGATCCGCGTTACGCGCCGGCTTGGTGACGCCGAGCCGCTTGTCGGTCAGATAGCCTGGCGGAAAGTTGGCAGAGTCAGCGGTTGCCTTGCGAAACAGCGCCAGTCCCGGCCCGGTCGCCGTATCGTTAAGGGCAATGCGTGCTGCCGTCGTCGCCGCTTCGGGCATGGCGTCAACGTACTGCTGAAGCCCGTCGATCGCGGTGTAATCAACTCGCATCGGTCACGTCCACGACCGACCACACGACGTCGACCGGTCCGTTGCGCGGCACCGGTTGATCGAGTTCCAGCAAGAAGGGCGGCAACGTCACACGGGCGCCACGCTTGAGCACGATACTGTTGGCAGCCAAGTCGTCGACGCTGAACACCAGTTGGTTCACGCCCTCAAGCAATGTGGCGTATTCGTCGTCAGGACCGCCATGCACCGACTGACGCGTACGATGCCGCACGACGAGCATCGTAGTCTGCCCGTCGACCGTGTACGCAAACGGCTCGCCGAACGTCGCGTGGACAGTCCGGCGAGCCGCGGTACGTAGGTCGGACCATCCGACCATGGCGTTAGAGGTCGGTGTCCTTTGACGCCGCTTTGCCCTTGGTCGGGTGCGGACGATCGGCCGCCGCTTCGGGCTGCACCTCGGCCGCCGTCTCGACGTCGTTGCTGGTCTCGTCGGCCGCCTCGCGCAGCGACAGACCGATGTTGCCATCGTTGTGCGCCGTGATCTCGTCGATCTCGGCCTTGGTGAACTCGAACGCCTTGCCGGTCTTCTTGTGCTCGGCCAGCGTGTCGATATGGACCGTCTGGCCCTCGTTCTTCGGGTCCGGCCGCGCCACGATGATCGCGTGCAGCGGGACGTACATGTTCTTCTTGGCGGCCATGGGTTGTTCCTTTACGACGACACGCGGATGCGGAAGGTGGCGTTGGGCCGGCAGATGACCGGCAGCGGCGACGACTGCGTCATCATGTAAGTGACCGAGGGGTCCTCGACCTCCCACATCTTCGGGAAGCGCGACAGCGGACGCAGGCCCGCACGCGAGTCCTTGATCGCGCCGTAGCACATGAAGCCATCGACACCGTCGTCACCGGCACCCGCCGGCACCCCGACGACGTCGAGCGGGTTCATGATGTTCTTGGTCGTGCCGTCATAGTCCTCGTAGGTCTGCGCGTACGTCCAGACGTTGAGCGCACCCTGGCCGTTGGCGCCCTGCAGACGACCGCGGTACTCGAGCGGCGTCGAACCGTCCGAGAACGACGACAGCTGCGAGTCCGACGTGGTCAATCGATAGTTGGCCGATGCGGTCATCAGCGCCTGCACAGTCGGATCGGCGAAGAACAGGTCGAACGCGTCGAGACCCATGATGACGTCGCTGATTGGACGCGAGGACCGGCCGAATGCCGTCCGGCGCAGGTTGCGGATGTTGGTCAGCGGCGCCGCTGCCGACTGGCCCCACGCCGCCGTACCGGTCAGCACAAGGGTCAGCGACGGATCGCGACCATAATCGACGGTCACCGCCGGATAGTCCTCGCTCGCCACCGTCAGCGACCCGTTGATGATCGCATTGGCCGCCATGATCTCCTCACGACGGTCAATCATGTCCAGCTGCAACTGCATGCAGCGCGCGATCTCGGCGTTCCAGCGGTTCGCCATCGCGTCGGTCGATGTGTTGCCGGCGATCGGCTCACCCGCGCCACGCTGGATCACGACCGCGCTGTTGGGATCGAGTTCGTGCTTCGGCTTGACGTACGCCGGCTGGAACAGCTTGGACGTACGGCCCTTGCGGGACATGATGCGGCCCTGCGCCTGCGGCGAGACGTAAGGAGCCGGACGCTGCTCGGTGGGCAGCGCCTCGAAAGCGATCGCCTGCGTCGCGAACTGGATCTGCCGCGAAAAGAACCGGTCGCGAAACAGGTACGTCTGCGGCTTGATCTGCTCGACGATCGGCAGCATCTGGACGGTGGAGAGAAGGTCGAGCGCCATGCTATTGCTCCCTGTTCTGGCGGCTTACAGCGGGCGCTGCATGCGGATGTTGGTGCGGTCGAACTGAAGCCCGCGCGCCGCTGTGCTGGTGGCGACATACGGCAGCGAAGCGGGCCAGACAGCCAGGTCGGGGTTGAAGCAGCCGCCGACATAGACCTCGGTCAGCGTCAGCACCGCACCTGCGCCGACCGGCAGCGCAACACCCATCGGCGTCGTGGCCGCTGCGGCGGTCGTGTTGATCGCATGCATGAGGATGCAGACGGCGTTCTGCCGACCGTCAGTCTGCGTCGTGTCGAGCGGGACAAACGAATTGTCCGTTGCACGGGCGAGCACGGTGTACTTGTCGAGCACCTGACCGGCCGCAATGAGTGCCGGGCCGGTGACAATGTCCATCTCACCGGTGATCCACTGCGGGTTCGTGACCGACCCAAGATCACCGCTGCCGGCAAGTGCGTAATCGTAAATGGGCATGTTGCCTTCCCCTTACTTGCTGGCGACGCGGCGCGACTGCGGCACGAAGGCCAGAACACCAGCGGCGACCGCCTTGTCGTCGGGCTTGCCGTCGTCACTACCGCCGCCCTGCGCCTCGTCGGCTTGGACTCCGGCGCCGCCATTGGCGGTCATCGCCTTGTCGAACTTGTTGTCGTCCTTCGCCGGCTCGGGCGCCTTCTCGGTCGCAGCCGCAGCGAGGATCGGCTTCGCCATGTCGACGGTCATCCCGTCCGTATCGGCGAGCGTCGCCGCCAGCTTGCCCTTGTCCTTGGCCTCGTCGCAGCCGAGGATCGCCTGACGGCGCGTCCGATCGGCGGTGACGGCCTCGCGCTGTGCGGCAGCGACGTCAGGCAGCTTGACGCCCGCAGCACCTTCGGCGCGAGCGGCGTCGAGCGCAGCGGTCATCTCGGCTTCGGTCTTAGGCAGGGCCATGTCTTCGTCCTCGTCTTCGTTGAGTTCGTCGTTACCTAGGAACGCAACGACTGCGTCTGCGGGACTGCTTACCGCATCGATAAGTCCACGCGCAAGAGCATCCTGCGCACGAAATACTCGCGCCTGTGTTCCCCGGATGTCGTCTTCATTGAGATTATCGCGGGATGCGATGACGTCATCGACGAATTCCTGCATGCGGAAGTCGACCGCTTCTTGAAACCACTCACGCATCGCGTCGGTCAATTCGACGTGCGGATTGCCCGCCAGTTTGAAGTCGCTGCCGGTCGACACGACGAAGTCGAACTTGAGGCCGACCTGTGCGTCCATGTCGCGCAAGTCGAGCAGCATCCGATACACACCGATCGACCCGACCGACGCAGACGGCGTTGCAACCGTGCGATCGGGCGCCGCACAGATGGCGTAGGCGGCAGACGCACCGAGATCGTCGACAACAGCCATGGTTGGCGTGTCGAGCGCACGGATCTCTGCCGTCAACTCAAAGCAACCCGACGCATCGCCGCCAGGGCTGTCCACGTCGAACACGATCAACTTGACGTCGGGATCGGCGTCCGCCGCCTGCATCTGTGCGCGGATGAAATTATAACCGGTGACGAAACCCCAGCACCGGTTGAACTTGTTGAGCAGCACACCGTACACCGGGATGGCGGCGACACCGTCCTGATAGGCGAACGGCTTGTCCGCCGCTGTCGTGACGGACGGCGTCGTAAACATCCGCTCACTCACCTTCGCCTGCACGCCTGCGTAAACCGTTTCCGCCTGCGCCGGGTCGAACGACGCATAGGTCGTCAAGCACTCCGCAAACACGGCCTGTGTCTCGGCGCCGACAAGGCACTCGGACATACCGAGGCGACTGATGGCGATGCGGGCTTCACTGTTCATCACACTTTCCGATACAATCTATCACGAAGCCACGACAGCTTACGCTCGATACCAGCGATGAACTGGCGCAAATGCGCCCCACGCGTGTCACCAGCGACACCGTGCGTCACGTACACCGCACCATCGTCATCGCTGTCAGCCACCATAACGATCACCATTACACAGCGATCATGGGTGGACAGCAGTTCAGCGAGCGCCTGCGCCTCATCCTGCATCACCTTGTCGCGCGCAGCATTGCTATTCATCGGTGTTGCCCTTCGGCTGTAACGTCTCTTGTGTACTGACGTCTTGCGTCGACT